AACTTCGAAAGTCCTTGAATTAACAAGAACACCATATGGATTTATTAATAACTTTGAAGGAGATACGCATAAAGGTGTTATATTACATGACACAGGTGGAATTACTGATAGTGCATTTATAGATGATATAAAAATTATTTTAGGAAAAGAGAAAGTTACTTTTGATAAAAGACGCATAAAATCAATTAAATACAAAGCATTGCCAGATGATTTAGAAGAATTTATGACAAAGTTTATTGATGTTGATACTAAAAAATTGTCAAATGAAACTCTGTTAATGCGACGCATTATTGGATTAACATCGTATTATAGAAGCGCGCAAGAAGGGTTGATGCCGAACTATAATCCAGATACTGATTTGATTATAGAGAGAACGAATTTCAGTGATTATCAGTTTGGTATATATAATCAAGCACGTTCTGTGGAAAGGTCACAAGAAAAGAACATTGCGAAAAAGAAGAAGAAGGCAGGAAATTTATACGAGGAGGTTTCATCAACATATCGTATATTTTCCAGGTTATTTTGCAATTTTGTATTTCCAGATAAAATAGAACGACCAATGCCAAATGAAAAACTAACAGTTGATGACAATATTAAGAAAGGATTTGATGAAAATGTGATTGATATTGTAAACGAGGATGAATTAGTAGCTGGCATAGAGGGTGTTATGGCAGATGAAATTGAAGAGGTAGCTCGCGATATAAATAAACAGGTAGATAAAACATATGACCAGCGTATTAAATCATCTATAATTGCATTAACAGAGATGGGGGGGGATGCGTTATCATTTGATTCACTGGAAACATTTTCCCCAAAATTTAAAAAATTAGTGGAAAATATTTTAGACGATGCAAATCAGGGAAAACATTTGGTGTATAGTCAATTTAGAACATTAGAAGGAATTGGCATCATAAAACTAATACTTGAATACAATGGATATATTGAATTTAAATTAAAACGAGATAGCGACGGAGAATGGGTAATGGATATTCCACCAGGAATGGAGAGCAACCCAATGTTCGCATTATATACAGGTACAGAAACCGCAGAAGAAAAGGAATTAACTAGAAACGTATTCAATGATGATTTAGAAGTTTTACCGACAAAATTGCGAGAACAGATTTCTGAACACAAACCAAAAAATACGATGGGTGATTTTATTAAAATATTTATGATTACTGCATCGGGTGCAGAAGGTATTTCCCTAAAAAATGTTAGATTTGTCCATATAACAGAACCATATTGGCATCCAGTTAGACGAGAACAAGTGATTGGTCGAGCCAAGCGCATTTGCAGTCATACTGCATTGCCACCTGAATTAAGGACCATAAAAGTGTTTATATATATCATGACAATAAGTGAAAAACAGTTGGAAGATGGTGATAAAAATGCAATTGAACTCAAATTGAAAGATAGAAGTGATGATGGAAAGCGAGTAATATCGACGGATGAATTTTTACATGAGAAATCAGATTTAAAACAGACAATCTCAAATTATCTTTTGACTGCAATAAAGAAGTCATCGATAGATTGTAAATTTCATAATGGTCAAAACCTCGTGTGCTATTCGGTAAGTAATCCAGATGGTTATAACTTCATACCAGATTATAATAAAGAAGAAAAAGATGAAATGAGAGAGAAGAATAAGAAGACAGTAAAAATAAATGCAGTATATATTGAGTTAATCGGGAAAAAAATAGGGAAAAAGGCACCAACTAAGCAGACATTTGTAATTGATAAAAATACAGACATATTTTATAATCAGAAAGAGTTTGAAGCATATGCATTAGCAATGAAGAAAAATAAAGCGGGTAATATGCCAGACCCAGTTGGTGAAATCAAGCGGTATACGGATTCAAATGGAAATAAACGCGAGGATATTATTCATTATTAAATAGACATAAATACGTTATAATAATATTACATTAAGATGAATGAGTTTAATTCGGATAATAATAAGGCAATGTTATGGACATTAATGGACAAACAAGGCAAATTTAATAATATTCCAGCTAATATTAATATTAGTACTTTATTTGAGTCGTCTATTAAACAAATAGAAATTAAGTGCACTGGTACAGAGTCTCTTGTAAATATGAACAAATCATTTTTATCTGCCATGATAAAATCATTATCTATTTATACATCACCAAGTGTGCTTAAAAAAAACAAGACTGAAATGTTTAATAATTCACTGCAAGAAAAGGAACAAAGTTTTAAAGACATGATGAAAGTGCCTGCCCCAGCGACAGTTGATTTTAGAGATGCAGACGAACCAATCGCAAATATTGATGACCTTCTCTCTAAACAATTAGAAAAAAGGAATCTAGATATGCCTTCTTATGGCAATATTGATGAAACCAGTGTGAAAGAATGGTTGACTGGTGAGTCTAGTAACTTACCCCCATCCAAACCAAAAAATCCAGATGTTCACATTAAAATAGGCGAATTAGTAAATCAAAATAGCGTTCTTGATATTACTCCCATTAAAAAAACAGTCCAGTGGTCAGACAACAATAATTCTAAAAATAGTACTTCTGATATAATGCCATCGATTTCTACATCGGATGACATTATATCAGAAGTAGATAATAGTAGTGAGGCAATCGGTTCCGAAATTCCAAACGATAATGATGTAAGAACATCATTATTAAAAATACTTAAAAATCAGGACTATATTATTAATGCTATTCATGATTTACAAGATAGGTTCTGAGTGTTTTTTAGTTCTGTCCGTATAAAAAATATCGCGAAATGTTTTCATCTCTTCATCCGGAATTCTATTACGTTTTATCCATTGTGGGGTATGTATTTTTTTAAGTTGTGATATTATTGCATATAAACAATATACCCCACATTCTGTATTTTCATACTGATGTCGCCTGGGTGCATTATCCATAAAGCGCATTTTCTTATGTAAATCTCTTTTACATTGCGATTTTATTCTGTTTACCAATGCTTTAATCTGTATTGGTATACTATTGCCGTTTGTATCTAGAAAAAATATATAATTATCATCTAAATTTACAAACATAGATACCCAATGACTACCTGATTTATGGTGAGGGTCTAAATTAAATATAAAGCCGATATTTCTTATACCCTTGTTATATTCGGTTTGTATATTAAAATTACAAATTTCTTCAAACACACATTGGTTAGAACCTTCATATTTATCATCGAAATCTATTGGAGCCGCGCCGAAAAATTCAAAATCTTCATTTTCATCTTCATATTGTTTCATGACATTTTCTATATCTAATGAATTAAGCCATTGCACTGGATTAGTTCTCCAATTACTAGGCTTAGCTGGTGTAAAACTTTGGTCAAATATGTTCGCTGCTATATTTTTATCGAGAAATTGTTGCTTTAACCAACATGCTTCGTTTTTACAAACATGTTGAAGATATTCATCAAATCGATTCCATATCAATTCTGGCTGCTTGGCGCGTATTTGTTTATCCGGATGTTTTATATTCCATATGTTTCGCATTTTTAACAAGTCGTCTTGTGAATAACAGGTGCCATTGCGTTTTTCAATTCCACCATAGCAATTTGATATCTTGGGAGATGTCTTCCTTGTTTTTTTTGTTTTTCGTTTTTTTCTACTTGAAAATATACCTCCAAACATATACTATATGTTCATACTTTTCCGCCCCGTTTTTTAATACCCTTATATCTAAATGTTTTACTCATTATATCTTTTTGTTGCGGAAAGTTTGGAGCCAATGCAGTTTTGATTGTTTTTTTAATGACAAAATCATCTAGTGTGGATGAATTGGTGTCCGAATTATTATATAGTAAACTATTAGGGTCTGTCATATTAGAATCATCGATTTCATCTAATTGTGATGATGCAACTATACTATTGGATAAATCAATGGTTTGTAAATCTGCAAAATCATCTATTCTAAACTCCTTTATTTTTTTATCTATATATTCGCTTAATAAACTGTCATTTGGATGGATTTCTGCGTTTTTTCCAGGTCGTGTTAATAAATTTATATGTTGCTTGACTGCAGCATATAAACGTTTTTTATAGAAATTTACATACGACACATCAATTTCTACTACATCATGCACGTCACCCTTATGAAGACTTGTTCCTAAATATTCCATTGTTATTTTATGAAGATACTCTTGTGATGACATACTACAATAGATTAGGATTTTATTTTAGAATCCTTTACATATTGTTGAGTGTGATTATTAAATAAACTCTCTCTAGCTTTAATATTTTCAGTTGGATCAAAATTAGCAAATCCTTCTTCTACAAATAAATTTTTATGTTCATGGATTAAATCTTCATGTTTATTGGGTTTAGAAGGTACAGATATTGTATAGAGATCACTTTGGGTAGATGGTATAAAATCAGCATTTTCACTTCGCTGTAATGCAAAGAATTGATGTCTCAATTCATTTTCTAAATGAATGCGAGTCACATATCCTTTATATGGGCCGGTTTTTGTAATCGGTACAAACATTGTTTCTGGATTATAATTTTGATATTGTTTTAAAGGTATATCTGATTCGGTGTGGGATATTTGTCCACCTCTTGTACAATTTGGTCTGGGGTCAAATACTGGTTCTAATTCGTGCGATGCCGCCAATCTATTATTGAGTCTATTATTTACTTCATCTACTCTATCCATTATATATATTTATAATGATATAAATATATTTAATACATAATTATGTAATGTGTGGCATATTTGGAATACTTAACAAAAACTCATCCACTATTTCATATAATCCAGAATATATTAATAGATCATTCAAAAAAGGCTATAAGCGCGGACCCGAACAGTCAAATTACCAGGTGGTAAATGATTTCACTGAATTCGGATTTCATAGACTTGCGATTAATGGACTAAACGATAATTCTACACAGCCAATTTGTATCGAGGGGTGTATCCTTATTTGTAATGGCGAAATTTACAATGATAAAGAACTGTACGCTTCACTTCTCTCTAAAAATGTAATGCCATATACTGATAGTGATTGTGAAATTATCATTCATATGTATAAACA